ACAAATTTTTCTTGCATCGATGGAATAAAACGATCCATTAGTATTAGATATTTACAGAACTTGTTACTGATCATGGTTTATGGGAGAAAAATACCCATATATTTCACTAATATAGTCTCCAACGAAGCATCATTGAAACAATTCGTTTACGATAACAAAATAGATATTGTTTTTGATTGTACTGGAAATAGATTGCCCATGAGTTTTTTTGATAATATACCCAAATCATTGGCCAATACTTTTTTCCCAAGTGATATATTGTTACAAAACGATAAGTATCAAATTGTTTTCAAAAAAAATGAAGTCGAAGTAATTTGGAACAAACATATCAAAAGCAGATTTTATTTATCCATGGAAATATATCAAGATGATGGCAAGTACGGACACATGCCCATTGTTTATCATCCACTTGATTATGCACACGATATTAAATTTTTTGGAAACTTCCACAATAAATGTCTTAAAATGAAACACGATAAACAAGTGGAAACTGTTAAATTATTTGAAAGAGTGGCTGATCTTTTTTTATCCAAACAAGTTCAATTTGAGTTACTTGCTAACGACAATAGAATCTTTAAATTTTCTATCATTGAACCAAAACTTCATCATAAATTAATTATTAGTCGAGTCATCAAACAAAATAATTGGGAAACCGTTATAGTCGGTGCAGGTGATACCATTTTCAGTTCCCATTTTGTTGTTGGTGCTGGATTAAATCGCTTGTTACCATTCATTGATAAACTGGTATGGTCCTGTCAATTTTTTGGACAAAAATAGATTTATTTTAAGTATATTTTAATTTGCGATTCATGGGTCAAGTTTGACAATTTCATAAATATTCGCTCCAATGTCACCAGGATCTGGTTTGGGTCTAAATTTTTTGTAAAGATATTGACATCCATTTATGACCAGAGGAATACTTACACTTAATACAACAACGCTGGCAATCACTACTTTTGATATTTTGTATAAACATGGCATAATTCTTCATAAATAATAAAAGATTATCGCCTTTAAATCATTTTCGTCTGTTTCAAAACAATAAATATCATTACCAATGTAAAGATATTAACGGTCAAATAATTTAACCAAAAGAATATTGCCATGCATTTTATAAACATTCATATCGAAACCTGTCCACAATCCAAGAAAAAAGGTTCGATATTACCACAATATAAATCGTGAAATCTATGAGAAACATCATTATAAAACGCTTGAATTATCCATTGAGTTTGGTGAATTATCCTAACTTGAATGAAGAGTGGAAAAATAAAATAGTGGCTAAATAACATTATGAATACCAGCCACGTTCCATATGTAGTCATTATTTTGGAATTTGTCAGAAAATTCCCAAATCTTGGCGTCATAACTTTGGACAGTCGGGTATGGAATTTTGTATGGTACATCTCGATATAATTTGAAAGTGGATTTGTATAAAGTAGTGCGTTTTGCTTGTTCCGGACTAATGTCAAGAGATCTTCCTACTTGCACCAAATGAAATTTCGTCTCCGGTAAAATCTTGTACAAAATATTATAAAGTGTCCCACTGCCTCCCACCAACCACAATCTTTGAATTTTGTCCACGTAGGATGCCAATTGTTTTTCCAAGGCGGTGGCAAAATAATGATTGAATTTTGGATCATCCAAACCAAGTGGCAACTCCCGACTATTGGGATGAGATTCTAAATACATATTAATTTGGGCCCAAATATTTTTGAGAGTATCTTCCACTGCAAGATAATTCGTGTATGGATACAAGTATGTCACCAGATTTTGCATATGTTTGACATAAAATAAATTGGTTGATTGGTAATAAATGCGCAACTTGACATCAGATTTCAACAAATATAAAGCATAGGCCACGGCAATTTGACCGTAACCATTACTGGCACCCGTATAAATAAGTTCATCCACATTGGGATTTTGCGACAAGAAATCTGCCAAGAATTTGACGGAGCCACGAGTCTTACTGCCACCAATTAACAAATCTTCCCTAACGACATTCAGAGTCATATTCTGATAGATAATCGAATCTATGACCATGGGCGGATCATATAATTGGATTGGTATCTTGTCATTCTTTTCGAAAATGAAAATAGGATGTAATTTTTTAAAGTGTTCATCACTCTTGAATATATTACCCAAATAATACAAATTAGGTTGCCACTTGGCCCAAGTAATAAATTTTTCCGTGTAAGTTTTACCAATTTTTTGACTTAAATAAATGACCAAATGACCTCCTATTTTGATACGCGCCAAGGATTTTGTTATGGCCACAAACAAAAAATTATGGAGCCACAAGTCTTCCGTCTGGAAATTTTGAATGGATTCTGTGAACTTCATGTTATACAATTCATAATCAAAGTATGGTGGCGAAGTATATAGCAAATCAAAAGTTAGGTTTTCAGGGATGTCATATTTTTCAAACGGAGACAATGCCATTATATATTGAGCAGATGGATTTGGACTGTATGGTTTCAATAAATTAATCATTTCATGATAATTTTTGTGAAGACACTCGTTGGGATCCACACCAACATACAAATCAATATTCGACAATAAAGCACCGATTAACCTGTCGCCCCATCCCGAACTAAAATCCAAGATTTTTCGGGCCGAGAATTTTTTAATGAAAAATTTAATGAGTAACGGATTATGAGTACTACATTCCTTGGTTTGTTGATAAATTTCGTCACGCAAAGTGATGGGATTAATGGGGATATTTTTTTTAAGAAGGCTTTCTATGATTTTATCCGTGTTTTCACTAAAATATTGATAGGGACTGGGACTTTGATCAAATGTACAATGCATGCGACATTCGTCATTAAATAGGTCACTCAACATATAATATTTGTATTTGGATGTTTCTACCACAACATAATGATATTGTCCTTGGTATAAGTAATCAATGTTATTTAGTTTAACATTAGGATATGATACTTTACGTGAACTTGTGCGTTCCACCAAATTTTCTTTGAGTAATCGTTTGAATAACATGATCTTGTATTTATCATCATAATGTTTGTTTCTGGCGGGAAATTCCAAGTGATAATTTTGGAAAGTCATAAACGTTGAACCCAGTGATTCAATTAGATCGCCATGTTTCTTAATAAAAGCATCGTTATAAAACAAATAACTGACATACGGCGGGATCAAAACCATTTTTTTACTAAGTGGATTCATAAAAAACTCGTATTTAAGTTTTTTGAGCCGATAGACATGTTCTGTATCCACTTGATTCTCCAACCAGAAATCAGGCCATTTAGGCAAACTCATAATGAAAGCCACCGGTTTGTTACTGCCAAGTGATTGTATTACTTTTTGATACATATTTGCCAACAATTTATCGTCATATGGTGGGTTAGCCATGTAGCAGCCTTGGACAATTTTAATGGCCATGAAACTTCCTTGACTACCTAAATATTTTTCAATATCATAAAACAAACTGCCATAATAATCGTAAAAGTGATTAATGGCACTGGCGAAACATTCAAAATTAAAACCAAATTCACGTAATCTTTTTTTATATTCGATGTCCACCACGAATTGGTTGGCCCCACTGCCCAATGCGTGATATCTCAACAAACAGACCAACATGATACTCAAAAATGAATATTTTTCGCCAAAGGGATTGGTCAGATACTTGGCCCGATTTTTATTCAAAATTTCGTTGTCAATAACCAAATCATTGACCCTGTTAGCCGTTTTATCCAAGTTAAATTGGGCCAATGTTTTCAAATCAAGTGTAAATTTATTATATTTTGTATCAAATTGATAGACTACGTCGGTGAGGTGGGATGTATGTTCCTGAACAAAATTGGTAATTGATTTAATGGCTCCATTGATGAGATCAACCAAGTCGAACTCATCGTTTTTAAACAGATCACGTCCAAAAAAGAAATTCAAATCTCGATAGAAACCTTTCGTTTCATCCAACATGGGCAAATTAAATAGGCCATCAGACAATGTAATTTTATTAGAGGGTTGCATTGTTCGGTTCGAATAAATGCTCATCAACAGTTGGGAAAAATATTGTCTTACTTTTTTGTCTGATATTTTTTTAGAAATATGATTAGCATCCAAAACTTTTTGGACAGATTGTCTGATCGAATAAATGATTGTATTTATCTGTTTCAGACGAAATAATTCCAATATGGGACTGACAATGTCCGTTGTTTTGTAAATATATTCTGGTACGGTAAAAAGATATTGGTTTGCCATTATTTTTTATAATAAATACTAAGGTATTTATTATAAAAAATTGATAAATTTATTCGTTGTCAGAATCATTATTCTGGAGTTAATAACAAATGACAAACATCAAGAAAGAATTTTTATTCGATGTCACATTTTGCCTAACGATTATTGAAACCATCATTTTTGTCTATGTGCAGTTACAAAATGTTTATACATGGTGGTATTATTTGTTTATGGTAATCTATTTATTCACCATTATTCTTTTCCTTTATTTGGAAGATTGTATTTACCATAGTGAAATTTCGGATGATGAGAAAATTAGACGGCAAAATCGGATTTATATCAATATAGATTATTTTGGTGATTTTTAATCAAATGATACATAAAATTGATAATTATTCAATTATAATATATTCAACCAAAGTATTCGTTTTTATAAAAAAATTGAATTATTTGGATCTTGATAAGGCCATTTATTTTTGGGCTGGTATAGAAAAATCATTTAAATTATTCCAAGAAACCTAAATCCATCATGGAAAATATTTTCGATATCAACTATTTGAACCCCAATTTATTAGAACATTGTGAGCATTTAGTCACGCATGATTTGGAAACTCCTCATGTTGTTTTGGATGAAATGGCCAACCTCGATTATTTTGATTTTTGGTTGCACGATTTTTTGCATCCGGAGCAACGTCCGTCTGAAAATTTAGGATTGTATGTCTGCATGCCTGCTGGTGGTCTGCCCAAAATAAATTCGCACACGAACATTCAGTTGGACTTGGATGAATTAGACCAACTCGATATGATCAAATCCGAACCCAGAAAAAATAAGTATCATTTCAAAAAATTTCGCGAAGCATATCAATCTGTTGTTCGGGATGTTGTGATGACACCGCATGCAACATCTATTTTTAGATCATGGAAACCCATTATCTTTGAACCAACCAAACCTTTATTTGATTTGTTGGACCAAAATATATGCCATGTCATGACATTTTTGTCCAAGATAAGTCATACACCCAAAATTAAATCAACAATTGATCATTCGATGGCAGAACTCAATAGGCATCGTATGCAACGATTTTTAAGTTGGGATTGGAATTTGACTGTTTCCTATCCAAAATTAAAAAGAAAAACCATTGTTATGTCAATTGGTATTGATTATTGGATCAAACAATTATTTACTTCGCTTGATTCAAACGAGGATGAAAATCTAATTGACATCCTGAACCAGATAGAACTAAGTTTAAATCCGAGCACGAGAGAATGGATGAATTATGGTGATACTTGTTTCCATTTGGCTTGTTTCTCTTTGCGAATTGAATATGTTTTCATCATGATTTTGTTCCATATGAAATCCAATAGTGATCCAACAAATCTCATCCAATATTTGTTGGACAAAATAAAATCTTGTCACAAACAATTGACACCAACGATTCATAATCTTTACCTGGATTATTTATTCGAATTGTTGGTCAGGGACAAATTTGAAAATTTCAATAAGTTGGCAGTGATCATGAAGTTTTTGAATTTGAATTATTACTATGGATATGTCTATTTGAATTATCGCATTGGAACCAATGCCCACATTTTTATGGAAATGATCAATGATTTTTGCCTCGGCAAAAAATTTCAAACAGCCATTAATATTTGGTCACATGTTATCCAAATTTATGGAATTAATTTAGACCAACTTTTGCCAGAGTACATATATACTAACTATTTATATGCGATTATGATATATCCTCAGTGTGATCTGGATGGTGCACTGTCTGCCATTTATGAAGCCTGGCACAAAAAAGATTTGGATATGATTTTGTATTGGTTGGTTTATGTCATTTATCATTACATTGACAAAATGGATGAACTCATTAATAATTATGTTCATCCGGAAACTTGTGATTATTACATAATTTTGCATTATATTGCGCGATGCTATGACCCCACAAGACCAACTTTCAAAGTTTTGGCAGATCATTTTTATCATTTGGGAAACATGGAACTCGCATTTCGTTGTAGTGACGTCGTGGGAATTCAGTGGATTGACATGGGTCATCATTTTTATGCGGAGGAAAACTTTCTGCTTGCCTTGAATTGTTATTTACTTGCGAATGATCTAAGATGTGTTTTCGATAAATTACAAGATCTCATGATCCAACAAAAATATTTACCAGCATTGGTCTATTTGGGACAACTTGTTAATGATAATACAGTGCTATCAACATCGACATTGATGCGCATCTCAGACATAATGTTGGATCATGCCAAAATTAATGTGGAATTTAGATCTGATCTAAAATATTTTTTGGCAAAAAATTTGATCAAAGCATCAATAATCAATTCTGAATCTTGGTTCCATATTTATTTTTGTGAAGTATTGATCATGGAACCACCATTTGATTTGAAACCCATAATTGGAGCATATTCATACATAACAAAATATTATAAGGAGTTTGGGAAATCCCATTTGGAAGACTATGATCGCAAAAAATTTGATCTATTTGAAATGTATTATCACGAAAAGAAAACAGATTTCAAACAAGTTATTGAATCTAACTTTGTATCTGGCCCTGATTATCAACTCATTTATCCCAAAATGTACAAACTAAAACAATCAGAATACTTGGCATTGTTGGACATTGAAACTGAATATGTCAAAATCGAATTACCTACTGAACAAAAATTTTTTATGTATTTAGTTTCCATTTGCATTGGTTTGTATCAGCGTGATTATGCCAAAGTCGTGTACCATATACAAAAATGTTTGCAACTGGGTTATGATAGGAAACATTTCGGCATTATTATTTGTTTGTTAGAACGTTATGATATAAAAAATGCTACCAAAACACAAATTATCAAAGGGATAAATTGTTTACCAGATTTATTCGTGGAAAATAGTAAAATGACCAGTTCTGATGAATCCGGTCAAGATAATTATATTTTCCAAATGTTAGAGCACTACGCTCAATTCGAAACTAATTGCAGAAAAATAGCGAAATGTTATTTGGATGTATCAATGTTGACCTCGGATGTTCCCACTTTTGTTTCGTGTTTGTTGTGGTCTTGCTATTATTATTGTCAATGTTATCGGACCACAGACCATGCCAAAACCAAAGCCGTTTGCAAAAATATTATGATCCATCTGGCTATTAACATTTGTTACATTAGTCAAAAATATTTCAACACAATAACACGTTTTTATTTTAACTATTATTTGTTGATATTGTTAAATCATACTGGCCAATATGTTCGTGGTTCGTCCGTGAGTCCAACTTACAATAAATTCATTCGAATTGAAGAACAGTTATTACACTATTTGACTAGTAACGTGGCCACCATGGTGGCTACCGAAAAAATCATTCTGTTTCCCTTACTGCCGGTATCACAAACTGTCATCATAAATGACTGGGCCAAGGCGATTGAAAAAATTTTTTGATGATATTGATGATTTTGATAATTTTATTAAAATCATTAATATGATGAAAATGCTAATCCATTTTTTACCCATTCAACTGGTCCATTGTTCTGAACCTATACCTAAAATTTTTGTGAGTAATTTATTACCATCTTTCGTGGCAGTAACTAATTTGTAAATAATTTTGAATGAATTATCTTCCATTTCTCCATAAATGTCATTTATTTTAGTCACTTTCTCTTCGATTTCCTCCAAATAATTAGAGATTTGATCATCGTGTGTCTTCTCAGCTATTCTTGATACGAGTAAAGGTAATCTGGTTATTCTGTTAGCGAAAACCAAAAAGAAACAATTTTGTTTTATGCTGGTGTCACAACATGAAGGATAAGAATATTTATTGGGTGCACAACTACTACTAGTTCTTCGATTTTTTTCTAATTTGAGGAGTGGTGCATTTCGTTCAAATGTTTGGTTCTTGCTATTGGTGATGAAGGTAATGTATTCGTTCATCAATTTATCGATAACTGATATATAATGTTGTGTAAAGAGTTGTATTAAATTTTCTCGATCTGTTTCTGTCCAATCTGGTAACAACACATTAAGTGGATCAATACTTTGCTCTTTCTCATAACGTTTTATCCAGCTTGTGATGTTTTGTGTCATCCGAGTGAAATTTCCAAAAATTATCATGGCGAATTCCTTGGCTTTACCCCGGAGAGATTGTGTGAAACCGTATAAATCAACATCACAACATTGGAGTTCTGATACAATCGAGCCCAATATATTATTAAGTTCCTCGTATAGTCTCAATATTTCCCAATTATTTTTTTGTTCGGGTGTCATTTTTGCCAAAATTTCTGATGTTGGTCTCGATACCGGGGAAGTTGCGACGAATGATTCAACACCAAAACGTTCTGGAGTATCACCAAAGCCTCCATATTTCATGTCTAAAT